TATCTCACCCCAAGATTTCAACCTCTACGCTAAACAGGCGCAGATGGATATGTTTGAGGATTACTTTTATCAGTACAACAACTGGATAAATAGAGAGAACGCACGATCTTCGGGTACGGGATATGCGGATATAATAAAAAACATAGAAGAGGTTATAGACTCCTTCTCTGTGCAAGCTTTCTTAGCTCAACTAAACCCTGTGTCAGTGCCTAACGTACCCTCTGGTTTATCAGGGTCTGCAGTGTATTCATTACCAGACGATTACTATCTTATAAATAAACTCTATAGATATCCCACGCGTAGAGTAAGTGGAACCACTTCCAATTCTATTCCTAACTCCACCCTTCTTATAGACACATCTCAAGATTTCTTTACTACAGGTGTACAGCCAGGAGATATCGTTATAAACACAAGCGCTACAGGCGCTGCTCCATATCCCGCTACAGGGGTTCCTGGATTGCAGGGGTGGGTGCAGAACATTTCTAACACAGCGTCACCCGCTGGATCGAGTATAGTGTGCTCAGCCGCTCTATTCGTAGATCCCGCTGGTGCAGGAGGAGAAGGATATGCTATATATGACGCTAATAATATTGTAGAGGTAGAGAGGGTAAGCCAAAGGAAGATATTCAATCTTACCAGCAGCAACCTCACTTACCCTACACCACAGTACCCATGCTATGTTTTGGATGGGAATTTAATATCTGTATACCCTACCATATGGGATGGTCTTAACGATCCTTTTACTATAGGAGATGGGATGGGCCCGTGCGATGTTAAGGCTCAGTACATCCGATACCCTCGTAATCCTAATTGGACTTGGATGACTCTAACGGCGGGAGAACCTCTATTCGATCAGTCGCAAGTGGACTTCCAAGATTTTGAATTACCGTCTTCTGACGAGCCTTCTTTAGTGGCGAAGATTTGCCAATATGTAGGTATAGAGATAAGAGAAGCGGAAGTGAGGGAGTTTGGTCAAGCTGAAGAACTGGTTGATACTCAAGAAACAAGCTAAAGATTATGGCGTATATAACAGATTACGAATACTACGAAAACAACCAAGTCTCTCCACAAGATGAGAACTGGGGGTCGTATCAATATGTTACACTGGATGATATAGTTAACAATTTTATGTTGATGTATCAAGGGAACAATGAGCTTATAAATAATATCAATAGGTATCAAGTTCTGTTCTTTGCTAAGAGAGCTATACAGGAATTAAATTATGACGCTATGAAGGAGATAAAAATCCTTCAGCTACAAGTAAACGATCAGTTGCGTTTTGTTTTACCTCCTGACTATGTCAACTGGGTAAGGATTTCTTTGTACAAGAACGGCGTCCTTATGCCTCTTACGGAAAATATACAAACCAATTGGAGTGGAGCTTACCTTCAAGACAATGAGTACAGGGTTTTATTCGATGCGTATGGAGACGTTCTTAAACCCAATGACTCTCAGTTAGACTTAGATAGAATTACAGGGCAGAAGAAAAGCATATACTTAAACGCAGGCAGTCCATACAATGGGGCTATGGGTTATCTATATGAGGGTGCTTGGTATTTCGATTATCAGATAGGAGCAAGGTTTGGTTTAAATACTGAGACGGCTAATAGCAACCCTACTTTTAATATTAATAAAAGAGCGGGAGTAATAAACTTTAGCTCAGGCATGGCCGCGGAGTCAGTGGTATTAGAATATATCTCTGATGGAATGGAGAAAGGGAAAGACTCTAAGGTAAGTGTGAATAAATTATTTGAAGATTATATCTATGCAGCCATTAAGTATTCTATTTTAAACAATAGACTGTCGGCGCAGGAGTACATTATTAATAGAGCGCGGAAAGACAAATCGTCTTTACTTCGTAATGCTAAACTTAGATTAAGTAACATGCACCCTGGTAGACTCCTTATGAATATGAGGGGACAGGCTAAATGGATAAAGTAATATGCTGATACAAACTAACTTTATTGCTGGTAAGATGAACAAAAGCGTCGACGAACGCTTAGTTCCTGTAGGCGAATATGTAGATGCATTAAATGTACGCTTGGGTTCTACTGAAACGACAGAGATCGGGGCGGTAGAAAACTCTAAAGGAAATACCTTATTAACTCCTATTATTCAATATTTAGGCAATGAGCTTTCAGCCAATGCAAAGTGCATAGGAGCTTTTGAAGATGGGATGGCGGAGACTATATACTGGTTTGTTACCGATCCTGGAAACACGGACCCTGCTTTCCCTATAGCTCCAGAGGTGGATATGATACTATCATATAACACTAACACCAATACACTAACGTATCATGTGGTTAGTATAGAGGTACTAAACTTTAATCTGGAATACCTTATTACCGGGGTAGATAAAATTGAAGATCTTTTATTTTTTACAGACAACCTTAACCCTCCGCGTTATATTAATGTTACGAGAAACTATCCTACCCCTGATGGTGTGGCAGATGGTATCGAGGAGGAGGATATAAGCGTAATAGTAAAACCTCCAGGGTTTGAGGACATCAACCTTGTAACTGCTACGCAACCTTTACGCGCCCCATACGTGGAGCTCCAAGAAGCTCCTAACGATGAAGACTATATGGAGACGAGGTTTATATGTTTTGCCTATAGATATCGTTACCAAGACGGGGGATATAGCGCTACGTCGCTGTTTACTTCACCAGCTTTTGCCCCGCAAGACTTTGAGTTTAGCGTAGACACTATGAAAAATGAGGGGATGATTAATAAGTTTAATCAAGCTAAAGTTTGGTTTTCAACAGGTTCATCACGAGTAAAGGATATACAGCTACTATATAAAGATACGAGTAGTAATAATATATTTATAGTAAAAAGATTTAACAAGGCGGATTTAGGGATAGCCGATAACGTCTTTGAAACCTATACGTTTACCAACAGTAATATCCTTTCCGTTTTAGGTTCAGATGAATTACTAAGGCTCTATGATAATGTTCCTCGTACCGCTCAGGCTCAAACTATTCAAGGGAACCGCTTGATGTATGGAAACTTCGTAGAGCAATATGATCTTACCGCTATAAAGGATGGAGATCCTATTAACTTAAACTTTCAAGTAAGGCCAGAGTCAGAATTTTTAGACGGAGACGAGTTCCCTACACCTACGGGGGCTTCTGCGGCGTATACTATTAACCCTGCTTCAGGAGAAACTATTAATAACGCTTCTATAACTTTTGATTTAAGCCAAATCCCAGGGGCTATATATGTGGGTACAGCTTTTCGATTTGAGTTAGGAATACAGAGCGTACAAAACACACGCACCGGAGCAGATGCACAACCGTCGAATATTGTAATACCTGACTTTACTGTCACCTTAAACTTTATTGCGGCACAAAACTATCCAGACCCATCAGCTATGTTGAACTCACAAGAGTTTGCTAACGCCGTAGGGTCATCAGGTATCTTTCAGCAGCTTCTCCCTTACACAGTGCCCGCTCCACCCGCATATCCACCTACCGCAAACCCTGCGGTATTGGGGGCTACTTTAACAGATTCGTTCAACACCTCCCTCCCATATGCGTGGCTTAACGCGGGGACGGGAAATTCTTTATTGTTGATGAATACGGCTATAACATCTCAATGTCCTGCACCTCCTGTCCCTGCGGGCACTTTCCCGCCTTTAACACAGCCGTGTACTCAACAGAGTTTTGGGCTTAGTGTAGCGGGGAGTACTTTTACTCTTACAGTTCCAGCCGCCCAATACTATTGGGATAATAATGCTGGATCTACCACTACTCAGTTTGAATATTTTTCTTTCAACTTAGGGGCTTCCTTTGGCGGCTGGCTAACAACACCAGTTCCAACAAGCTTACATAGTCACAGAGACTATGAAGTAGGAATAGTATATATGGATGAGTATGGTAGATCTTCTACCGTTCTTACGAGTCCTAACAACACAGTTTATTTTCCAGCACGTACAGCTATATTTCAAAATAAAATACACGCTAAAATTATGAGCCCAGCCCCCTATTGGTCAAGGTGGTATAAGTTTGTAGTTAAACCCAGTCAAGGAAAATATGAAACTATATGGAGCACACTTTCGTTTCAACAAACGGGATGTGATCCTGTTTTATTAGGAGAAGCATGTGGCCCTACACCCTTTGGTCCAGACTTAGCGAGTTTCTGGTTTAGGCTTGAGGGCGATAGTCAAAACATAGTATCTGTAGGGGATATGCTTACCATTAAGCGTGATGCTAATGGCCCGGTAGGTGGGTTCCTTCAGGCTGAGGTTTTAGATAAAGAGTCTGTATATTCAGGACAGATTAACGGAACAAACCCTCCTGGGGTGTGGATGAGGTTAAAAGCCTCTGGGTGGAATGGTATACCTAATGACGCTACACCTAATATAAACTCCGATGTGACAGTAGTCAATGAGCGCAACGGAGTCGATAACTGTGATGATATTAATGAGATAGTTCCAGCTACATCAGTGGGGATTGTGCAGTCCAATGGAGATGTGCAGCCTATTCCCGCAGGAAGTACAGTAAGGGTGAAAGCTTATAACCGACGCTTAGATACCAATAATAACCTGTGTACTAATAAGCAAATAACGTGGGACAGTGGTAACATGCTGGTGGATGCGGATTATGATAACATCCATGCGTGCCTTCAGGGTTTAGGATTTCCACAGATGGTAAACACACTTACCGCTGATGCGCCTGTAGAAGAAATGGATATTGTATACGACAACACTTTGTATGGGGTCAATGATGAGGTGCCTGTGGATTGTTTTGTATCGAAGATATATTGCACTAAAGATGGTAATACATATTTCATAAATAATAAATCTGCTCTACCTACTTGTCACCAGGGGCTTTGGACAAGGAATCCATCGCATACTCAATTACAGGTAGTAATAAACTTTTCTAATGGAACCTTTTGTTTCGAGACGGAGCCAGACAATGTAGACCCCAACCTTTTCTACGATGCATCTCAGATGATGAGAACAAGGCAAGAGTTGTTCCCCCCATTCTACAGATATCACGAGGGACCTTCTACTTGGGACCCAAACGGGGCGGCGGGTCAGTTTTACTATCCAGATAATGGATCGGTAAGCCAAAACTTTGCGACACCTATGGAAGGTTTATTAGATTTCTTTGACTGCTACACTTTCGGTAATGGAGTAGAGAGCTTTAGGATAGAAGACCGTATTGACGGAAAGTTCTTTTTGTTAGGGCAACGGGTAATGGCTCAGTCTAACCAAACTTACGCGGAGGTAGATAGATTTGCAGGGTTAACGTATAGTGGGGTATTCCTTAGCGCTTCGGGGTCTAATAATTTAAACGAGTTTAATTTAGGTTTAGTAAATTATAAAGATTTAGAATCCAGCTTTGGTCCTATAAAAAAACTACACTCTCGTGAAACGGATATACTCGTGTTGCAGGAAGATAGAATCTCTTATGTTCTGGCGGATAAAAATATAATTACAGACTCTACAGGAGGGGGAGCTATAACATCGGTTCCAGAAGTTTTAGGGACTCAGATAGCTCGTTTAGAAGAATATGGCATTAGCTTCAACCCAGAAAGTTTTGTTTCATGGGGAAGCAATATGTTCTTCACAGACACTAAGCGTGGAGCGGTATTGCACCTTAAGGGTGGAAGCGCGAGGACGGATAATTTAAATGTTATATCTTCTTTGGGGATGCGCTCATGGTTTAGGGATCAGTTTAATGCTCAACTTACTACACAGAAATTAGGGGGATATGACCCTTACATGGGGGAATATGTATTAGGAACTAATAATGTGCAGGTCCCTATACCGTTAGTAGAACTTCCATGTGGTCAGCAAATAAGCCAAAATCAGACAAATCAAACCCTTTCTTTTGAGGTAAACTTTGGAGCCGTAGTAGGGACAGTAAGTATACCTTATATTATTTCTTCAGGAGGTATAACAATAAGTGTTTTATGGAATGGAGGTACTTATACCACCGGTCTCGTTACTACTAACGGTACCCTTACCTTCCCTAAAAGTTTAGCTAATCCATCTACAGCGGTAATAACTATTACCCCTGACACTTCTGCGGGAATACCTTTAGCGACATATAACTTAACTCCAGAATGTCCTCCGGAACCCACTGTTACAGTGATCCAGGTTGTGGTAAATGGAAACAATTATATAGGAGAAAGCACGCACGTAGAGTACCAGTGGACAAATGGGGGTAATGTAAGCCCTATCTCTTCTACATCAGTGGTGTTTAATAATACTGGAGCCTCATCTCTATATAGCCCACAAACAGGTGTGATGTCACAAGGAGTATTCCCATATGACGGGTCTAATATAACCTTGCGTAATAACCAAATTTCTCCTGATAATTTTGTGTTCAATCCAGTTGAACATAAATTTAAAATCCTTTCGAGCAATACTTTATATGCTAACACAGTAACGGATTTAAGTACTCTTTTAAGTACAGCTACAGAGATAACTCCTATTACTCCATTAACTGCAGGAGAGTCTTTATATCAAGCCACAGAAAATGCTTTCTCTATGCCTGCTGTAAACGACTATCTCTACCTTGTTTGGGATTACAGAAACGTACATTCAGACCAGCTATGCTATAGTGCGGCAAGTGCAGATGATGCGTGCTGCAACTGTAGTACGGCTTGTACCAGGGTGTGGTTCAGTCCAGTTCAGTCTAACCAACCATCGGCATGTGCCGTAGATACAGACAGTTTTGGAAGCACGCAACTGGCTTTTACAGGCGCAGGATCTATCCCGGTTAATGGAGACATTGTGTATGAGGCAGGCAACGCATCGTGTGATCCTGAATTAGGGTATGCCCCGTCAGGGTTTTATATTGTAGATCCTACCTCTCCTTCTACAGCAAATCCTAAAAACTGGATACAAATAGGATTGGATGGATTAGTCATTAGTTCAGGAACATGTTAAAAAATTAAATTATGCCAAGTCCTTCAACTTTTTATTACGACAGTGCAAACTTTGCAGACGCTACCAATATATGGGATAATGCTGCCTTAACTATACCTTCCGCTGATGGGTGGTATCAGATAGGGGGGGTATACCGCCAGAAAATAGCAGGGGTTTTAGGCCCTGTTCAAGCGTGTCCTGAGTGTGGAGTAGGGGTAGCCCCTTGTGGGGGTACCGTAAGTGCTAACGGAGGACAAGGTGTTTATCGTGTTAACTTCGATGTAGGGGGTGCTGTGGGCGCCGTTATTTTAAAGTGGAATCCGGTTAGTATTCCTGATATGTTAACGTGGACGCATGATGGTCTCACAGCTTCTGAATTTTCTTCACGTATTCATGGATACAGGCAAGGTTATATGGGGCTTATAGCTGCAGGAGCGGCCTTAGTTCCTCCTATCGCAAATGGGTCTCCAGCAGGGCCTTACCCTTCAGCCGCGAGTTATGTATGGAATCAAAGCCTTAATGCTTTTATTAGTGTAGGTCCTGAAGCTATACCTGTAGTGCCGGCTACTGATGTTTCTTTAACAGCTACAGGATATACTACTCTTAATTCATCTTTTACCGTTGTCCCCAAAACCGATCCTTCTGTAGAGCTTGTGGAGATGATGATATATGGACCATCAAGTGCTACCATATGGAATCTCACAGCTTATTGTCCTCAGTCTCTTAATGCTTTTGACTGTAGTACTCCTGGAGCGGCATGTAGTCCGTTAAATAAAGTGCTTTACACCTGCTCTGTAGAGCCTGGTGGTAACGGCATTAACACTATGTTAGGTCTTAACGACTGGGTGTTTACGGATTCATATGGAGCGTCCCCTTATCCAGCGGGAGACGTCCCAGTTTTAGATGGAGATGGTTCAACTAAACGTATAACTATAGATGCTAACGGAGTAATAACTAATATTGTCGATCCATGCGTATGAACTTGTTAAATAAAAAGCTATGCCAATAAAACCAGGACCATATACATTATCATACGCAGAGGACGCCCAAGGGTGGCCGTCTTTCTACTCCTTCTTGCCTGACTATATGATCGGGATGAATGGATATTTTTATAGTTTTAATAACGGAAAGTTATATAGACACAATACTAACGAGGTAAGGAATAACTACTATGGCGTTGATTACCCCTCCACCCTCACGGGAGTTCTTAATATCGAGCCTAAAACCATTAAGCTCTTTAAGACTATGTCTTACGAGAGTAATGACAGGTGGGCATGCACGAGTTTAGTAACCGATTTAGGTACAGGATCAATGCTTAACACATGGTTTGTAGAAAAAGAAGGGGAGTGGTTTACATTCCTAAGAGAAACAGAAGGAACAAGAGACTATCGTAATAGAAATGTTAATGGTATCGGTAGCGCAGGCCAAGTATTTGGAACACCTACGGTAACGATTATTACATTTACAGTTAATGTAGGATCTATTGTTAGTGTAGGAGACTATATATACTCTACCCCTTTGACAGGCACACCTCCTGTAGCTACAGGGGCTCCTGTATATGTAGGTCAGGTAACTGAGATTAATTCTATAAGCGGTACGTTTAACGCCAATACTTTAAGTATAGACCCTGCTGTGCCTGAGCCAGGTACGGGAACGACAGGAGTTTCTCCTGCACAGGGAGACTTTATCTTTTACTTTAAAGACGTAGTAGCAGAGTCCCATGGGGCGCGCGGATACTTTATGGAGTTTAAATTAGAGAATAACACCACTACACCAGTAGAATTATTTGCAGTTGGGAGTAGTGTCATGAAGAGTTATCCATAATTTTTACTATCTTTGCATGAATGCAATTAAGTATAGAACCATTACAAGAGGGAGATTATGAAAACATCCTATGCCAATGGTGGAAAGATTGGAGGTGGACACCACCTGCTAAAGACTTTTTACCTGATGACGGGGTTGGAGGTTTTATCGTTTACGATGACGGAGTCCCTGTTTGTGCTGGCTTTATGTATAGAACTAACTCTAAAGCTGTATGGTGTGATTGGATAATATCTAATATACACTATAAAAACAGGGAAGGAAGGAAGAGAGCTCTCGAACTTCTGGTCCAGACGGTGGAAAGGTTGGCTAAAGATTTAGGTAATAAATTTATATACGCGTTAATAAAGAATAAACCACTAATAAACACATACGTAAAGATGGGATTTACTGAAGCTTCTTCTTACTCTACGGAAATGATAAAAAAGATTTAACATGGCAGTATATACATCAGCGATAATAGCGATAGGCACAGGAGTAGCCACAGCTGTTAGTGGGTATAATGAGAAAAACAAAGCCTCGGTAGCAAGGGCTAAGGCTGACGCAGAAGCGAAGAGGCTAATGGCTTCAGCAAGAAAGAGAGCTGAAATAAATGAGTATGGCGAATTAGACATTCCATTAGATGCCTACGAGGCTGAGTTGGATGCTAATATAGCGGCTGATAGACAAGCTATAGAAGCCTTACAGGAGGGTGATACGCGTGCTTTAGCGGCGGGTGTAGGTAGGGTAGGAGCTCAGCAGGCTGAAGAGGCTCAAAAAACTCGTAGAGATTTAGCTGATGAAATGTTTAGCATGGAGAAGATGAAAGCTGATGCCGAGATGCAAAAGCAGCAGCAGCTTATTGCTATGGACGTCGGTGAAGCTAAGATGGAGGACCAACGATCACGAGAGGAAGCGGAGCGTAAACGACTGGCAACAAATCAGATGATGGCAGGAGTAGGTCAAACTATTCAAGGGGTAGGTAGCTTAGCTCCTTTATATGGTGTGAGTGCAAACGACAAGCGTGCGCAGAAAGTTATGGGGAATACAAATATGAAAACCAAAGCTAAGTTAGCAGGTATTGATATAACAGATAAGGCGGCTTATTTTGATTGGGTTTCCTCACAAGATATTTCAAGAAGCGACTTTAAGGATATGATGAGGGAGAATGAGCTTGGGTCATGGTCGTCGTTAAGTGCAGATTTGAATTGGTAAACAATAGTCATGGCAAGAGATTTAAACGTAAATAGGAAGACGGTAGACAGCGATCAGTATGTATATAGGGAGGAACGCGACCTCTCGAAAACGCGGGTCGATTGGGGGGCTATAAGTAAAGACCTTACCAAAACTATTACCGATATTCGTGATGATAGACAATCTCGAAAGGATGAATTAGATAAGGCTCAGACAGAGTCGATGAATCAACTCGCCGAGTTTGACCAGTATAATAATAAGAGCCTTAATGAGTCTGTATTAGAGGGGAGTGAGTGGTCAAAGAATGCTCTATCGGAACAGTACGATCTTATGCGTAGAGGGCTTATAACCCCCAGTGAATATAAAAGATATGAGCAAAGGACTAAAGATAGTTTTGGGGCTTTAAAAGGTAACCTCGATAACTTTGCGAAACACTATGAAGAGGCGGCTTTAAGGGTACAGAACGGAGAATCTAACATAGGGGAGGCAGCTGTTAACAACAGCCTCTCAGGGTTGGCTAACTTAGGTCAGTATGAACTTTCGGGTAACCCCGCCACAGGAGAACTGTGCTATATAAAGACAGGTAATGACCCTGCAACAGGAAAGCCTTACGATTCAAAAAATCCAGCCAACCAAATAAGCTTAGGTGTTATAAACGCCCGTATAAACCAGAAGATGAATTATGTTGCCACCTCAGAGGCTGCTTTAGGAGAGGTGGATAAACTGGGAGAAGTTATCGAATCTACTTTATTGAATAACCAAGCGGTTCGTAGTGTAGAAGATTGGAGGCAGTTGGAGGATAGTGAAGAAATGATGGACCGTATGCTTGGGGTAATAACCAACAGTGATGCTCAGAAACTAAACATACTGCAAGAAGCAGGATATACTTCCGACGACTTTACTCAAAATCCCGATGTAGCGGCTGATGACCCATCGAAAATATTAATGACTCCTAACCCTGATAAATCAGGCGGGTTTATTTTTGAGTTCAACGAAGAGCAAGAAGCACAAATTGAAAAGAACGCAAGGTTAGCACTGGAGGCACAGATAGACAAAAAAATAAAGACGGTTAAAGGATTCGCTGAGCAGAAGCAATCATCTATTGAAGCGGCACAAGAAATTAACCTCGATGAAGGTAGAGGATACTTTAACTCCCTTAGAGACTTTATTACCGCAGAAGGTACTACGGCTAACTCAGGCGCTCAGAACTTGGTTAATGAGTTTAATAAGGGGCTTAAGGAAGGAGAGATGCCTTACCAGCAGGTTAAGAGGGTTGTTGATGCTGATGGAAATATAATATCATTCGAGCTTACGCGAGAAGATGGTGAGCCTTTACCAGTAAATGTAGAAGGGCTTAGTACTGTAGACGCTATGAGAGAGCTATGGGCTGCGGCAACACCAACTGGTGCAATGAAGTGGGAGACTTTACTACGTGAAGATCCAACTATCCTTGACAACTTCCCAGAAGAGTACGGTACTGGAGAAGCTTCAGGACAGGGGCAGCTCGATGAGTACGGCGTAGTTGATATAAGTAGTACATCAGAAAGTCTCGGAGGTAAGACTCCACTTCAGTATATTCAGAAAGAGTTGGGAGGAACATTAGGAAGGGGAGGAATTGATCCGGCAGTGCAGGTGAAAGAAGTGTACGAAAATGTTATTAACGCCGCTCTTCCATCTCAGATGTTCAACGATGTCGGAGGTAGTAAAGGTATTCAAGTAACGGTGGAAGGTAGCGATGTTCTAATTCGAGTGGGAGAAAGTACAACTAAAATTGAAGATGCATGGGGTGATGGATGGTCTGGACAGGAGGATGAAAACTACACCATCAACCAACTGCAGATGATAGAGGATCTTATTGGTACAGAACACCAAAGATTAAAGGATAAGAGAGCGGGTAGAACCGGCGGTGGTGGTGGAGGTGGAACGCCACCACCAATGACATATGCGCAGTGGCTCGTACAAAATCCAGGCGGCACGTTCCAACAATATCAAGATTACGTAAATTCTCTATAATATGGATGAAAATTTAACAGCCCTATTTAATATCTTTAAAGATAAAGGTTTCTTTGAGACTGAAGAAGAGTTCTTAGGATTAATTAATAAGGAAGGTGTAGGGGTTTTATATCCTTCTATGCCTGAAGGTATGTTTGAAACGGAGGAAGAATTTGTAGCAGTGTTTGCTCCGTCATTAAAAAAAAAAGACGATTCTCAACTTACTTCTCCAGATCAGCCGTTGGAATCCGATACTCCAATGGTCCAAGATCCTGGATCTTCGGATATTTCTCAGGAAGAAATTGACGCTGCGTTAGAGGGAGACCTGGAGACCATAATAGGTCAGGTGCCAGATGAGTTTGGAGGAGATGATGTAACGCAGTTCGAAGCAGGGCGTAGACGTAGGGGGCAGCAAAGCGCAATAGATAAATCCGACAGGGATATGGCTGCGGAAAATAGAAGGCGCCGTGATGAGGGCTTGCCACCCATAGCTACAGGTGAAAAAGACACGTGGCTGGAAAGGACAGTAGGTAAGTATGAGGTAACGGATTTCTTTGGAGACCTATGGAGAGCGGGAGCGAAAGGATTTGAAACAGGTAATACTGTAGACGAAGCTTTAGAATTATCCCTTAAAGGGGCGTCGGCTTCTAAAGAAGATATAGCAGATTTTGTAAGAGTAAATGAGCAGTTAAGCGCAACAGGTCCTTCGGACGAAATGAAAGCTTTTAACAAAGCTTATAGTGCAGCGGGGGGAGGAGCATGGGGTTTTATAAAAGGAATTATGGCAGCGCCTACTTCGATTACCGAGATAGCTGTAACGAGTGTAGCTCAGATGGTAAACCCTGCGGTAGCAGCGGGAGCTGGAACAGGAGCGGTAGCTGGAGGTTTGGCAGGATCGACAGGTTTTAGCGCGGGGCCACTGGGTGTATTTACTACAGCAGGTGGTGCTATAGCGGGAGCTTTAGGTGGTGCTGGAGCTACGTTAGAGGCGGGTCTTTCTTTCTCGGAGTTTCTTCAAGAAGAGCTTTCTGAAAGGGGGTTAGAATTTAATGAAAAAAACGTAGGTAAAATACTACAGGATGAGGATGCTATGTTTAATATACGTACTAAATCCGCAGGACGAGGTGCAACGATAGGAATTATAGATGCTTTTACGGGAGGTATTGCAGGGAAGATTTTTAAAAATGTGGGTGGAGCTGCTATTACAGCGGGGAAGACAGCGAAGAGAGCTAACCTTGAAGCTTTAGGTGCGTCTACCGTGGTAGAAGGTTTGGGTGGCGGTGTAGGAGAAGCCACAGCAAGAGGGCTTGTAGGGCAAGAGATGGATGCGGCAGAGATAGGATTTGAGATGGTAGGTGGGGCCCCTGGGTCAGCCATTACTATGCTACGTAATGTGGCAGGAAGAGGTAAGTATACTATGGGACCCGATAACGCTCCTGTAACTTTTGAGCAGATGGTAAAGATTATCGAGGAGACCGATGATGCTACGTTTGCTGGGATGAAGTTAAAGATAAAAGGAGACCAAGTGTTGAAGGGGATGGCGGAGGATAGGAAGGATAAGCTTAGGCAAAAGAAAGCCAAGATGGAACAGCTTGGTGAAGATTTAGATGGTCTCTCAGCAGAAGATGCTGAAGCGGCTATTGAGTTAGAGACAGAGTTAGATAAGGTAAGCGGCGGTTTAACGCGAGCAAAGAAGAATAGAAAAAAAGAAATAGAATCTCAGCTCGATGAGATATACAGTAGGAGACAAGAGCCTGCAGTAGAGGCTGTTGTAGAGGTGACTACTGAGGAAGCCGTAGCAGATTTAAAGCAGGAGAATAATATCCGAGAGAGAAATGGGATGGAGGTGATTTTAGAGTCGGAGGAAAATATAGAAAAGCAAAGACAACAACTACTAAAAGAAAAACAAGATGCCATTCAAGAGTCAAGCACAACGGAAGTGGATGTACAAGAACAAACCCAGGATGGCGAGACTGTGGGAGAGCGAGACGCCGAAGGGGGAGTTACCGTTGAAAGTGAAAGCGAAACCGAAGTTTCTCCAGAGGCAACGCAGGAGGAAATAGAACAAGGGGCGGGAGACCTCGAGGATCTTTTAGCGGGGCTAACCGATAGCCCTGTAAACTTAGGGGACGGAACGCGTGGCCGTAATGTAACGGAAGCTGCGGAAGAAACTTCCGTAGAAGTGGTATCAGATATTGATGAAGCAGGGGACCCTGTTATGGCTCCAGCGCAACCTGGTGTAGAGGTAAGTGAAAACCTTACGGTAGTAGATCAGACGGAAACAGATTCGCATTATGGATCGGAAAATTTCAGGAGAGAGAACCCTAATGAAACTCCTCAGCAACATGAAGAGATGTTGATGGAAAGAGTGGATAAAGCTTTAAAGTCTGTGAAGAGGTTGTTCCCGAAGCTAAAGATAGTGATGCATAGGAGCGAAGCTTCGTATAAAGATAACGTAAGTACAAACTCTCGCGGGGCTTTTAATCCTAACACTAATACCATACATATAAATATGCCCAAAGCTACGGGCAGAACTATAGGTCACGAAGTATTCCACGCTATCTTAAAGGATAGGTTTGGAAGCGAGGTAAACATACAAGCCGCTACAAAAGATTTAATTAAATCTCTAAGGGAAGGTATAAATAAAAGCACCAACCTAACGCCAGAGCAGGTGTTAGAATTAGAAAGGTATGCTCAGATATTTGATGGAGATAAAGCCATCGTACAGGACGAAGAGTTCTTAGCTGAGTTTGTAGGGTTCTTGTCTGAGACGTATTCTAAATTAGAGGTTCCTCAGCAAACCGCTATTAAGCAATGGTTAGCTAAGATAGCGCAGATCTTTGGCTTCTCTCCACAAGAGGTGTTGGCTCAGGCAGATCGTGATGTAGTAGATTTACTAAACACGATAGCTGAGAAAGTAACTGAAGGTCAGGAGATTACAGAGACGGATGTGGCTATGCTGGGGACAGAAGAAAAGGTTCAAGGTGAGCGTGACACGCAGGTTACAGAGCGACAAACCCTTGAGCCTAAAGCTAAAGCTGTCCTTCAAAAGGCAAAAGACTTTGTTTCAAAGCTTAAAGAAAAGAGAATAACTTTATCACAGATACGAAAAAAGTTTGGGTTAAACTATAAAGAAGGGGGACAAGTACTTGATCAACTGGAAGAT